CGCCGCGTAAACGCTCTTTAACGATATACTCTGCCGTCCTAATGCCTACGAACTTAATTCTACTAAGCGACCAATAAATCTCATTTGTCTTGTAGTCTGTGTAGAACTCCACCGTAGAGTGATTGATATCGGGTGGCACAATCTTCGCCACCGAGCATCGCTCCATCTCCGACATGAGTGCAGGCATCTCCTTATCATCTGCCCACTGCAACGCCACGGTATAGAATGCTGTCGGATAGTTCGCCTTGAGCCACGCTCCGCAGAACGCTGTAAGAGCGTATGCCGCAGCGTGTGAGCGGTTGAAGGAGTATTTACCTGCAGTCTCTATCTTGCCCCATATCTCCTCGGCCTCATAAGGTGGACAACCATTCTTTATAGCACCCGCAATGAAGTCGTTTTTGAGTGAGGCCATAAGATCGGCTTTCTTCTTACCGATAGCCTTACGCAGATAGTCGGTCTTGCCAAGGTCAAAGCCTCCGAGTGTGTGAGCCACCGACATAAACTGCTCCTGATAGACCATAATGCCGTAGGTATTCTTCGTTGCCTCATAGCAACCAAAGTTATAGACCGGAGCCACATCGCCTCGGCGGTAACGAACATAGTCATCGGTTGCTCCGATGTCGAGTGTCGCGGGGCGGAAGAGAGCATTTATGGCAATCAGATCCTCAATGCAGTTAGGCTGAACATCTTGGATAAAGCGTGTGATGCCCGGTGAGGAGAACTGAAAGACATTCTGCGTATTGCCCTCGGAGAGTATCCGATAGGTCTTCTCATCATCGAGCATCTCGCTTGTTATCTTCTCTATGGTCAGTTGCTGGTTGTAATGCTCATTTACGAGGTTTATGGTGGCACTGAGCTTTGCCAACTCCTTTGTTGCCAGCACATCCTCCTTGAGCAGTCCAATCTCATCGACAGAGTACCCATCAAACTCCGATACCAACGCTCCGTCCATCTTACGTATGGGCAGGAAGTCGAAACAGTCTGCCTCCTTGCCATCGCGCTTTTCGGGGGTAACGATGATTGCCGAGGCGTGTACTGATGCTGCCTTTGGCTGACCGAGCAACACTCGTACATCTTCAATCACTTCGGGATAGGTCTGTATAAAGTCGTAGACCTTGCGATTGGTAACGGCTATCTTGAAAAGTCCCGTCCAGTCGGCACCATCATCGAGCATCGCCGTTATATAGTTTACCGTACCGTGCGGTACACGGTGTACTCGCGCCACATCTTTGAGTGCTGCTTTAAGTTTGAGCGTGGTAAATGTTCCTGCCGAGAACACACGCTGACGACCTCCGACATTGTATCGCTGTTCGAGGTAGTCCTTCATCTCCTGACGGCGGTCCGAAGCATAATCGACATCGATATCAGGGAGCGAGGCGTGCCCACCCTCGACAAGTCCCTTATCCACGAACGAGTCAATCACCTTCATCGGGGCTGTTGCTCGTCTTCGTTTTACTCTTGTTACTATCATCTGAAATACTTTTTATGTCGCACAATGCAGCTCACGGTCTGGTGCGATACACCATACTCGATAGCCAATTCCAACTGCGTTACGCCACCAGCGTAGTAGCGTTCGCGTATTCGCTCTGCCTGTGCGTTGGTTAGTTTTGCATTACGGCTCTTCTCGCCATAGTCGTTTTTGAGGTCATTGGCTATGGCGTGCTCCATATTGCGTTGATGAGTACACATCTCAAGGTTCTCCACAGCATTATTGTAGCGATTGCCGTCAATATGGTTCACCTCCAATCCGGGGTCCCAATCATCGAGGAAATGTGCTGCCACAATGCGGTGCACGGAGAACTTCTCCCCGTTGCCGTTCTTGTATAATCTCACGCAGTCATAGAGTGAGGTCTTGCCACACCAATGCGTTAGTATGCGCTCGGGCTGCGTGCGTGTAATGCCGCCCGAAGTAACCTCCCTTTCAAGGCTCTTGATACGACCTTTGTTACTGACTTGATAACACCCTTCATAGTTTTCAATGTCCACCCAGATCTCCTGGGTATCACTCATCTGTTATTCGCTTTAATGCGGTTTGAAATATGTCTCTCTGAATCTCGACCCCGATAAATCGGCGTCCTGTATTTCGGCAGGCAATGGCGGTGCTGCCACTACCCATAGCAAAGTCAATCACCAAATCGCCCTCGTTGGTGTAGGTGCGGATTAGGTACTCAAGCAGTGCCACAGGCTTCTGCGCTGCGTGCAGACACGATGTCTGCTTATCGGTCTTGAACTTTATGACACTGCGCGGAAAGCGTTCTGTGGAGATATAGTCTCGATAGTTGTCGTGCTTATGATATATCTCCCCGGCGTTACACTTACGCTGATGTGCAGCCATAACAACCTTGCGTTTATGGCCATCGGTCTTAATGGGATTGTATGTAGGTAGTTTGTCGTAGAATACGAGTATATCTTCGTGTGCTTTCATAGGCATACGCTTGGCATTCAGAAAGCCTGTAGGCTGCATCTTCTCCCACACCCACGAATAGCGTAGCTGCTTGAGGTTTGAAGCTCCAAGCACGCTGGTAAATGGTTGCTGACAAAAGAGCAGTATGGGTGTCGTAGGCGTAGTAACGCCACGAAGCACCTGCCACATCCTTGTTATATCTATGGGCGAATCCCAACGGCAGTGAGTAGTGCCATAAGGCGGATCTGTAAGTATCATATCAGCCTTGATGCCTTGCTCGGCAAGCATAGGAAGCACATCGAGGGCATCGCCTTGGTAGAGGTCGCAGCCGTTATAAGGACTCAGATGTTCGTAGTTGTTCATTGGCTATCTCCTTTAAGTTCCACAAGCAATCTCGGCGGTCTAATAGGATATCATCGCCACAACTCAATTTATCGGCTGTAATAGTCATCTCCTTGCCATCACGCACAATGCGTAGTTTGGCCTCGGGATACAGCATGTATATCGTATTTTCAATCTCAACCTCTATGTACTCCACACCTCGCTGTATGGGTATATCGGGAGCAAGGACAGTCAGTTTATCTTTCCAGCTTAGTCCACATCGCTCCGGGACAAGGAAACGAGAGAAGATTAGATCGTACTTTATCGGGTCGATAGAGGTAATACCGAGCAGGTATGATACGAGCGAGCCTCCTGCCGAGCCACGACCGATACCCGTTGCAATGCCTCGGCGTTTTGCCTCACGCACCATATCCCACTGCACAAGGAAGTAATCCACATTGTCAGTCGATTCAATGATATACACTTCCTCATCTAATCGCTCTCTGTAAACTTGGTGCTTCGTCTCCGGGATCTTCTCCGCAAGCCCCTCATCGAGCAGGCGAAGAAACATCGTGCGTCTATCGCCATAGCGTTCCTGCTCCTCGGGACGCATCATATATTCGGGCATAAACATCTTGCCCGTCTCAAAGGCGGCATCGGCACGCTCAGCAATATCTACCGTATGTCGGCACATCCTCTCAAAGAGTCTGTCAAAGTCCCACTTCTCCGAAAAGAGAGGTTGCAGAGTGTTGTAATGCTCATCTATGCTTTTGAAGTATTGCTCCTCGCTCTGCTCGTGGGCAGCACCAGTAGCAATCTTATTAAGTACGATCTTCGACTTAGCATCATCACGGTCTATGTAATAACTATCTGCTAAAAGAATAGGCTCTACACTGAACGAATCGTTTACTGTATCGTAACAATTCTCGAAGTAGTGTTTCAGTGCGGCTAACTTCTCACGGTCTATGCGGTCTGCCTTATACTCGTTGCCATCGACCTGATAGTATACGGCATCGAACCGCTCCTTCATCCGCTCAACATGGCGAGGATTCTCCGTTATCCAGTATGCCGAGCGAGTGGCGAAGACTATGGCACACCCCTCAGCATAGAGAAATAGCCTCGAGTACTCGATGACGCTATCCTCGGAGTTTACCATTACCTCTCGTTGGATATTGAGCAGGTTATGCAGTCCCTTGTTGCTGAGAGCGTATATCTTTATCTCGACTTTTGTTTCATTATGCAGCATTGTGAGAGTATAGCCAAACACGGGTTTAAGCCCCGCCTTCGCACACTCCTTTTGCAGGTTGAGCGTGGCGGCCATTGTGTTGCGGTCACAAATGCCCACGGCTGTATGCCCAAGCCACTTTGCCTTGCGGCATAGCCCATCTATCGAGCCTGATGCGTTAAGCAATTCAAAAGGCGTATGCACGCCGAGATTGACAAACGCGATATTATGCTTCGGTGGCTTTGGCTTGCCTATATGCTTTAGGATATTGAAGCGAAACTCTTCACGCAGGTCGTAGTAGTACCAGTTGTTACCAAAAGAAAAAGCGACATAGAAGATTCCCTCGTCCTGCAGCTCCTGCGGGTTTTCCATAAGGTTGAACCTCACTTCGCCATCCTTGCTCTTGAAGATTGATTCTACACCCGACAGATCCGCAAGAAACATCTTGCCGAAGTTCGGGATTTCCACGACCTCATTATCGATGGTGGTATAGTCTATATTTTGGGCATTGAGCCACTGAATTAGTTCCTGCATCATAACTCTTGAACCTTTCGTAGTTTGAAGTTTGAGGGCGATTGAAGGCGTTGAACAAAGATTTCGAATATCTCTTCCACGCTCATCTCGTCCCAGTCCTTATGGGCATCTGCGATGTTGGCGACAAAGACAGTAAAGTATTTGGCGAGTCTGCTGGCGGCCTTCTTTACAGGCTCGACAGCATCACCATCATAGCCAACTATCACCGTCTGAACTCGCTTACATTGGAGTTTATAGACCTGGACATCGGAGATCTTCTTTCCGAAGGTTGCTACAACAGCCACTTTGGGATTGTCGTATAGTTCTAACTTGCGGGTTAGGGCTATAACATCAAAGATGCCCTCCACGAGGATAACCGTATCGGTCTCACCCTCGTGAATAGCATCGTAGTTATATAGTAGTTTGGAGAAGTCGTTATTGACAGAGTTGCGATAACGCAGTATCTTGAAGCCACCATTGTACTTGACCTTGCGGTTATGGGCATCGATATCGCTCTTTGACCAGGTATGACGGCCCACGAAGCCCACATTTTCCCCGTTGTCAATGATGGGAAATATCACATAATCCTCAAAGCGAGGATTGAGACGATTGGTTACGCCCACTGGGAAATAGTCGTAGTCATCATAGGTAAAACCACGCTCTTTGAGATATGGGTGGCTGAAGGTTCGCTTGAAGAAGTCCGGCAACTCAGTTACGGTTAACATATCGTCAATCTCCTCTGGTTCCACACCCAAAACAAACTGCAAGGGAGCGGTGATGTCTGCCGTAGGAGTTACCATCAGATCCATACGACCTATGGCTTCCAAGAGTTGCCCGAGGGTGCGCGTAGATTTACCACACGAGAAGCAGTGCGCCATAAATGGCTCACGGCGGGCAGTCTCCGGTCCTATGTAGATACCGAACTTACCTCCCGACTTGCCACAGAAGGGGCAACGCGGCACGATAAGGTTCTTACCCGTACCGTCACGCTTTGCGCCCATCTCGCGTGCTATCTCCTGCACCAAATGCTGATATTCCTTCGCTGATAAATCCATATACTTAGGAATAGTCGAAGTGCAGGAGCTAAAGTTTATAAAGTGAGCAAAAAATTATTCCATCATCAAACTATCTGTTCGCTGGCTATCGTAGAAAACCTCGTTATCATAGTCTGTTGCAATCTTAATTGTTGCTCCCTTCTTGAAGAAGCGGCTCTTGGCAATATGCAGTCGCATCACATTCTCCTTTCGCTCGGCAGAGGATTGATTCAGCGAGATAAGGTGAGTACAAGGTCGTGCCAGACCTTTTGCCTCGGAACAGTTATACTCGGTCAGCACATTACTCTCGTTATTTAGCCAATCCCGATCCTCAATGGTAGATTGATATGTCACAACCATCCACACCTTCTCATCCGCAGCAAGGTCTTTTAGGTCATTCGCTACGGCTATTCGTTTTGCTCGTTCGTGTTCGGCTCCCCAATTTCTGCGCGTAGCATCTGTAAGAAGATCCATAGAGTCGATAATGACTATATCGGGACTATGTCCCTCCAACTTGCGGTACTCAGATATTC